CTGAATTTATGTAGGGGGTAAGCATCCGATTGACGAAAGGATAGCGTTGGGCAGGGTCTGAGTAATCCTGATACTCAACCTCAATTACATCTACCTTTTCGCGCTTCACCCGCTGACCTTGATCTGCAATTAGCACTTCGCCAGCGGCAGAGCGCACAGCCATCTCAATACAGGCTTTGACAACAGGTAGGGGGACAATGTTGGCATCAAGCAGAAAGCGGTCAACATAAACGCTAATACGCGGCCAAGAAAGTGCTTGAGTTTGCGTAACCCTGTCGCCCTTCCATGCGTTCCTGTATGTAGCCTCTAAATAATCAGTGGCTTTGATTAGGGCTTGCTGTTTCAAGGTGGTGGTCAGAGTTGACCAGCCAGTCATACCCCTCTCAGTAACGTAATCGTCAGCAGCAGCAACGCTTGCATAGCTGTTGGAGTTAGAAAGCCCTGCCCCTGTTTCGACCACAAATGCCATGATTAATCCTTACGAGAACGTACCCGCTTGCGAGGCTCTACAGCTTCAGCTTCAGCTTCAGCTTCCTGTATCACTTCATCAGCCTCTTGAGCAATGACAGGCTCAATTGCTTCTACAATTTCTTCACCATCTGTAACTTCCATACCTTGATGGATAGGTGTGCCAGCAGGTGCAAAAACTGCGTCAATAATCTTGTAACCCTGCTCTTGCAGCTTTGCCTTACGGGCAGGATTGATTGGATGCGGTTCGTAAATAATTTTCATCGCTTAACTCCTGTGAGAAAAAGCCGCTGGCAGAGACTTCCAATCCGCCAGCGGCTTTAATCTTAGACCTTACAGAGCAGCGTCACCAACAGCCATAACGCCAGCGGTGTGCTTGATCGACGTTGCAACCTTGTCCCAGTTGGAGCCGGTAGCAAGTTCAGCGTCCGTAGGCGACTTGCCGCCGTTGGTCACATCCCAAGTGTAGCCCTTCAGAGCCAGACCAAAGGTGTAATCAACCTGCATCGTGGTTTCGATGCGGGTCTGGCCGTTGCTGGTGTCGATGTTGCTGATAACGTCACCACCGTCATAAACGGTAGCAGCGCCATCAACCAGACCAAGGACGCGCAGCTTGTTCGGCGTACCAGCAACATACAGAGCCGGTGCGTCCGTCACGATGACGGGGCGGCCAAGGATGTCTACAACCTGCACATTGGCGGCAACGAAAAGCTGTGCGCCGTTGGTGAGGTTCTGAGCAATCAGCTTGTGGTAAGCTGCGCCGTTCATCACGTTAGCAACGATGCCCTGCGACATATCGCCAAACAGTGCGTGAGCAGCGTTCATTGCGGTGTAGCTGATGCCAGCCGATGCCGAAACGTCATTGGTGGTGGCAGCGCCCTGATTGCCGATGGCAGCAGCAAGTGCAGCAATGGCAGTGTTAAGCTGGTCGGCAAGCAGTGCTTCAGCAAAGTTGCGCGAAGCAACTTCGATGCCTTCGCTGGTGGGCTTCTGGAGCCACGTCAACTGGCCGGGTTCAAAGCGGATGGGGCCGAAACCGCCAGCAACCTTTACACCGCTGGTGCGAAGCTGCGTGAGGTCGGTTGCAGTGGCCGATGCTTGCGAAGCATAACGGTCAACGCGGCGCTGTGCCGAGTGAATTGCAGCGAAGAAACTTTCCTGCAAAAAGTCACCGTCAAAGCCCGAAGTGGTCAGGCGGATGGAGCCGTTTGAAGCGCCGTTAAATTTGTCCACCATCTGAGCGAGAGTTTCGATGGTAGCTGGCATGATGTATTCATTGAATACCTGCATCTGCGAAAGAGACATTGTAGAAATTCCTTATGCTGGAAGGTTCGGGAACATTTGCTTAATTGCGTTTACCCGCTGCGTTTTATCGCCACCAAGGTTGCCCTTGGGTGTGATAGTTTGCTGTGAGCCATTACCGCCAGCGGCTCCGCCGCCAGAGTTTGCAGGTGCGGAAATGAAGTGCTTACCTTCATCACTGCTTGCCCATTCTGCCACAGCGTCAACGAGCGGCTTATCTCCCATAAGTGCGGAATAGTTGCCTTCTTCAGCCTTAACCTGCGCCTGATTGCGCAGCATAGCTTTTGCGGCTCCCATAAACTCAGAGCGTACACCAGCTTTAACCAGTGCGTCAGTCAGCCCATTGTCGATGAGGTAAGATTGCAATGCGCCATCCTTTTCGGTCAGGCTTTTCTGCAACTGCTCAATCGTCTTGGTGCTGTCTTTAGCCACCTTGCTCAAATCTGCTCTCAGCGCATCAACCTCTGATTGAAGTGCTGCGTGTTCTGCTGGATCAATTTCCGCACCCTTAGCCTTAGCCTTGGCTACCTTAACCTCTCCAAGCAATTCGCGGTTTTTGGCCGTAAGAGCCTCTACCGCCGCTTCAAGTTCTGCAATCCGATCATCACTCATGGTTTTGTCCTCTGGACTAAGTTTGGCCTCTGGCCGTTACGTTGCTCCAGCCCTGCCTTCGCAACCATTGTTAGCTTTATAGCATGGATGGGCTAAAAAGCTAAACCCTGTTTAATATCCTATCGTAAGCAAGCATTTACACGATTGGCGCAATGTCTCCTGTGTACGATGGGTCATTTACGATTAGCGCAACACCTTCCATCAAAAACAAAGTGTCATCCCAATCATCAAGCGCAACCTGCATGAAAATCTCCCTCATTTCATCCAAATCCGTTTGCATCAGATTGCTACCTTTGGCTTCCAGAATGGCTTGCGCCTTATCTATTGGCTTGTTCATCTAGCAAATCCTCAATGAGTTTAATGATGTCTGTGTCCACTAAATCGCGCCTATCCATCATGTAGAGCGCAAAGTTTTCAGCAAACCATTCGTGTTGGTTTGTTGTGCCATAGCGAGAAGGCTGCAAATCCTTGTCAGCCTTGGTTTTCGCTCCCCAAAGTTCAAGCAACCTGCGCTCAATTGGTGGCTTTTCGACAAGGCGGCGCTTCGTCTTGTCGTACATCTGGTGAACGTGGTGGGCAAATTCATGGTAGAAAAGGCTTCGCGCCTTATCCACTCCATTGGTCATATAGCTGTCTGAGCCAAATGGCCTTTTGGCTGGATCATCGCCACGCCTCCATGTGCTTTGCGGCTCATCAGTTCCTTTGCCTTGCTTCAGCTTTATGGTTTTGGAATTTTTGCTATATTCGTCTGCTAACTTATTGTGATTAGACAGGATTTCAGATTTTTCTGCCCAAAGTCGATTATATTCATCTGAGTTGCGAGCAACTCCCCGTAGCTTTTCATTCACTACATCAAGCTGCTCACCGTAATCAGTCATGCGTTGGAGCAAATCTTTGTTGATTGCTTGCAGTTGAGCAATCTTTGCGGCGGTTTCCTTGCCGCCCACACGCGAAGCGTATCCCGTCAAATACTCAGGGTGCAATGTCATCAAACCATCGCCCATAGAGCCTACGGATGCGGTGCTTGTTTTAAATCCACGCAACCTTGGTACGCCAAAGCGGTCAGCCAAATCATCAATCTCAGGCTTCAGCGACAAAATCATGGACATTGCTTCATCACTAAAGCCGGTGCTTAGATTTGATTTTCCAAGGTCTGCTGGCTTGATGCCGCGATAAACAATGCGGCCTTCCAATTCATAGCGCGGGTCAGCCGCTGCCGCCGCAAATTGTGCAGTTAGTGCCTTCTGCGCTTCCTTACGGGATACAACAGGTATCGTGTCCTCATTTACAGCAGGATTAAATGCCGGTCTGTTAATGATTGGCTTTGGTATCTCAATTGGTTCTGGCTGCGCGACAACAGACGCGCCACCATAACGGCTGCGCAGTTCAGTGAGCGTTAGCGGGTTGCCACGCTGGTCAAGAAGCTGGTTCAGCGTAATCTTGCCAGAGCGCCACAGTTCAGCGCGGCCTACGCCAAGCATCTTGTCAGCAAACTCAGGCGGCTTGCTGCGTAGGAAGGCGTCAAAGGTCAGGTCAGCAGCAACGTAGCCATCCATACTGGCGCGGGTAGCTGGCTCAATATTGTCCTTTATCCGTCCGTTTGTCAGTTCCTCAAAAGACTTGGTGATTGGAATGAAACTTGAACGGCAGTTCCAGTGTGCAGGTGGGCCACCATTCCAAGGGATTTTGTGGCCTACCGGCTTAAAGTCGGGATACGTCCACAGCTTGCCAGAGCGCACAATACAGATGTCAGATGTGCGGCTGTCCAGCGTCGATACCCATTGCACCTGCTTAATGATGTCAGCGTTGGCCTCCAGAGCGGCAAGGCGCGCATCCTTGGACACTGTTTGCACAGCGGTTCGAGTGATAGCCATTGCATCTCTGCGGCTCTTGGCGATTGGTTCACCACCCTTGTCGCCAACCCCTATAAGCGCCTTGGCAATCTGTGAGTTAGTCTGACCGAGTGAAACGCCATTCTTAACCGTGCGCTCAACGTCAAAGCGGGTGCTTTCGTTCAGTCTGGAAAACCAGTTATTAATTGTCGCGCCCTGTATTAGTGAACTGTTAGCAATGCTGTTGATTGCCGATACTGGCGGCAGCGCGGCGTCAATGCCTACGGAAACCATCGCATCGCGGAAAAACTCAGCTTCAGCAACACTGAGTTCCGAAAGGTCAGGGGCCTTGATGCTGATGATGTTTTTAAGTTCGGCA